ACAGAATTGGTTTGGGGCTCCACAACGCCCGCTGTGCCAATGTATTTGTCAGTCGCAGTGTCAAGGGCTTGGTGGTGGTCAAGGAGTGGTCACAAGAGGATCTAGAGCGCGGGTGGGACATGTTCATGCACCTGCTCCAATTTTGGCAATTGAAAAACAAACACAAGTGAGGCTGTATGCTGACCGAAAGCAAAATCAGAGAGATATTTTTTCACAGTGGTCACCCGCGTGTAGGCGCGGTGTTGGCCACCGACATTGACTACATCCAGTTTGCGGAAAAATTGGAAAAGGCAGTGGAGTACGAAAAGACTGAGCGGGCGTACCGTGAGGCAATTTCGTTTGTTTCAAGCTTGAATGAGAATGTCGGCGCTCAATTAAATGGGTGGGCCGAAGAAAAGTTGAAAAAATACAGATAAAAAAAACCCCACCGAAGTGGGGCAAAGGAGCAGGCAACTGCTTCACCCATGATACCGCCCATAGGCGTCTTTGTAGATGCCGTTGGGCTTTCTTTCTTGGTACTGGCTCAACCCGCCACTTGGCGGTCTTGGCGGTGTATTGGCTGGCTTAGGCGCTGGCTTAGCAGGCTTGCTCTCTCTGCTTCTGAAATAATCAATGACCGCGACGGCAAGGCCACCGCCAATGCCTACGGCCTTCAGGGCGGCTGTGATCGGGGTGCCGGGGGGCAACATAGCCAACGCCGCCGACACCGCCTCAGCGGCTGAAAGAACGCCCCCAACCGTATCCCCGCTGTTGAATCTCTTGGCCGCCTCATCTGCGGCCAGCGGTAGCGCAACACCCGACAGAGCCCCTATGGTCTTGCCAAACGCCTTGCCAGCAAACACGCCCGCCTTACCTAGCCCTGTTGGCGCACGTTTTGCCGCATCAGCTTCCATAGCCCTAGCCACCTCAACATCCCCGCCTAGCTCAGCGGCTGTTCTGCTTGAGGTCGCCATGTTTCTTGCGTGGGCTTTGGCGGCTTGTTCGCGTGCGCGTTGGGTCTCGGCCATTTCCTGACGGGCAACCTCTGCTTTACGCTCGGCCTCCAAAACGGCTTTGCTTTGGGACTGTTGTTCAGCGAGGAGCTTGGCGTTGCGCTCTTTGGCAATGTCGTCGGGGACGGCGAGTTGACCCGGGGCGGGCTCGGTCAAACTGAAATTGCCCAAGCCCATCTTTTCAAGCCTCTGCTTGGCGGCTGTGTTTTGATCAATGATCGCTTGGCCACCCTTTGGATTGTTTGACCGCATGTTCTCGGCCTGCATCTTCTGCTCCAAAGGCACGTCATTGCCACCCATGGTGCTCGTCCACTTTTGGGCACCCTTGAGGTCAGGCGGCGCTTTGTCTGCCAATTGGGCTTGTAGCTTGCGAAGATCTTCTTCGCGCAAGGCCACGTCTTGCTTGCGCCGAGCCAACAGATCATCAAGCTCATCCAACGCTTGAGTGGACTCGCCTGTAAATCGAAAGGAATTTCTGTTGCCAACCTCGCGCTGTTTTTCAGCCAAAAACAAATCACGCTTGGCTTTGTCAAGAGCCTCAGTTTGTTTATCCAACGTGTCTTTACCATACTGGCCAAGCAATACGCCTGCGGCTCCACTTGCGGCAACAGCCCCAGTTAGCTCAGGATTTTCTTTGGCGGCCTTGTATATGTCGGTGGCCGTTTTGTTGGCACTTTCATACATCGTTGGCTCGGGCGGGTTTTTTGCCGCCTCCTCTGCCTGCCCCACTACATTATTTTCATCAATAAATCCAAACTTTGGTGGCGGCTCCTGTGATTGAGTGACGTCCTCAATTGGCGCTTCAGCCTCCTCAGGTGGGGGTAGCTCACCAAACTTGCTTGATCCCGCCAACTTGATACCGCCTTGCGCGGGCGTCAAGTCACCCTTGTTTGCGTAGCCCACCGCGTCTGTATTGTGTATAGCATCAATGTCTTCGAGGTACTTGATTGTTTCGGCAGGCAAGGTCGAAAAGTCTTCATTGGACGCCAAGTATTTTTTTGCGGTTGCAAGACTTGAGTTGTAGGCAACCAACGCGGCGCGTGTGTTCCCTTTATACCTGTCCAAGTTTTCTCTGAGGATTTGTATGCCTGCCGCAATATTTTTTTCAGGGTCTGCCAAGTCCTCAATTGACATCTTGAGGCCCTTGGCGTTGACAGGATCTATTTGCATCAAACCAATTGCTCGACGGTTTGGGTCGCCCTTAATTGGTTGGCCAAGAGCATTGGGGTTAAATGAACTCTCACGAAAAGCAACAGCAAGAGCTAATTCAGGGTCAACGCCCATCTCCCTTGCCTTATCAGCAATTGCTAAGGCGTATTGTTTTTGTTCGGGCGATAGCTTGGCAAAGTCCATTATGAACCCGCTTTCTTAGATTCATTGAGACGCCTCTCAAGAGGCCCTTGGGCTCTTGGCGGGGCTTTTGCCGCAGGGGCGGGCGCAGACGCAGGAGGGGCAGACGCAGGAGGGGCTTTTGCCGCTGGCTTGCTTGTCCCAAAATAATGCGAGTACAGGCCGCTCATATGCTCATCGTATTCTTTAAACAATGTTTTGAATGGGCCGTCTTTTTGGCGATAAAAGTCTTGGACTGTACCTGTGGGGTTTTTCTGTTCATACTCGTAATAAGCGTCTGCAACGAGTTGGTCAAAATTGGCACGCGCCTCAATAACCTTGGCTTTCATGGCCACAGATTTGGGTGTGTCTGACAATGAGCCAACAAGGTTTGCAATCAAGCGGCGCTCAGCATCAGAGACTGCGCCTTGACCTTTGAGGTAGTCTTGCGCCGCCATAAGTTGTAGCTGGCCCTGTAACGAAACAACATACGAAGCGGCTTGGATTTCTTTCTCGGTGCCTCCTGCATTGCGTACGGCCTGCTCTAAACCTGCGGCCCCAAAGGAGCCCCTGTCTGTGAATTGGGCAACGGCAATTGCAATTGCGTTCAGGACGCCGGGCTTGTTCAGCACGCCAAAAGCGCCCATCGTCTCTTTGTCGGTTGCCAACCTGTAAGTGGTTTGAGCGGCCTGTTTTGTTGCCTGAGCCCGCGTTCCAGCGTCGTAAACTCTTACGCGGCTTGCTTTGTTTTCCTCGCGCTTGTCCAGCATGGCCTGCTCGGACTCTTTTTCAGAAAGTTTTTTCTGTGACGCGCTTTGGAAACCTGTAATTTGACCGTCAGCAGTTTTGCGCACGCCACCAAGACCATTTGCGGCGGCAAACTCCGCAACCGCTTGATCTTTTTGCTCTTCGGAGGCACCGCTTCTTTCAAGCTTATCCATCATCTGATCGTATTGAGCAGACGTGTCTTTGGTCATTTCCTGATCGCCAAGCACGCGTATGGGGCGCTTAATGCTTGCTTGGAACTTCACCACCCATGAACTTGAGATGGTGTCCCAAATACCCTCTGTACTTACCACTTGCGCATCACGCTGTAACTTGGACAGATCTGCAAGGGCTTTGCCAACCGTAGGGGCTACCACGTTATACATAGCAATGTCTGCGTCAGTGATGCGGCGCATGCGCCCTGACTGCATAACGTCAGGAGGGGGTGGTGCGGCACCAGCGCCTGCTGGCTTTGCTGGCGCGGCTTGAGCGGGGGATTGCGCAAGCGCAGGCGGTGCGGTGGATGCACCACCAAGGGTGGGCGCAACGGGAGGAGCGCCAGCGGAAGCGCCAGTAGGCATTGGCTTAGCTTGTGGGCCTCTGACAAAGTTAGCCATCAACTGTTGCTCAAGCCCGACTTGGCTCAACGCTTGGCGTTGCTTTGCCAAATCAAGTTGATCCTTGCCAATGTCGATTTGACGTTGATTTTCTTTTAGGTACGCATCACCATAAGCGCCGCCAATATTTCCAAGAGCTTCAATTGCGCTACCCGTAGACGCAGGCTTTGCGGCGGCTCTTGCTATGTCCAAATACATGGGGTTGAACGGTAAGTTTTGGCGGGCTTCTAATGATTTAGACAGCTTTGCAATTTGCGCATCAAGAGCCGCTCTGTCTGCGCTCATCTTCTCCATTGCTTTTGCTATGGGATCAACAGGCGCTTCCTCATCAATGGTGGCATTTGGTGCCACCCTTGTTGGGTTTTCAGCGGGTGACGCGGCTTGGCTTAAGCCGCCTTGAGGAGCTTGAAATTCGTCAGGTATGACTGCCATTTTTTTATCCTATTAGGTTGCCTTCGGCGTCATAAAAATTGCCGTCTTCATCATAAAAAACAGCGCCCTCGGGAACTTCTGAACCCGTTGAAGTGATAGAGCCACCCTCAGCCTTATTGGGTGGGTTAATAAGTCCTGACAGTTCAGATGGCTTGGTTTTTGGATCGTTGATTGCTTGGTACAGGGCGTACAGCGCAATCATGTCTTGTAGACCGCTGTTGCCGTACTGGCCAGCGGAGCCGGGGCTTGTGTCAGAGGACGTCTTCCCTACGGGCGTGTATTGGCCCTGCATTAGCTGTGAAAACTTTGTTGCCTGACTCATTGGGTAATCTAGCTTAGCCTGCTCGTTTGCTTGCGCAAGGCCACCTAATTCGGTCATGGTTTTGAGACCAGTTGTGCCAATTTGATTTTGCGTTTGGGCTGTTTGATTAAGAGCAGAGCCAGCTTGCACCGAACGGTTGAGGTCGTTTGACGCCGCACTCATGGCATCTGTGTAACCTTTGCTCAGTGCACCATACTGCTGGCCCGTCAAAGCACCTTGAATGTCTGCAAGCGTTTGCCCAGTTACGTTGGCCATGCGGCCTGAGCCAAAATTGCCTGATCCAATAGATGCGGCGTCCAGCGCAGGGAATACGTTCTCGCGGGAGTTTTTGTATGAAAGCCGCCCCATCTCATCCACCACATTTTTTGTGTATGGATTCATGTAGTTTTCAACAATCTGATTTGACCCTGTGTACCCAGCTTGGGTCAAAAGGTCTTGCCCTGTGCCAGCACTGCTTGCGCCTGCAAATGCGGCCTGTGGGGCCATGTTGATGGCCTGCTGAGTCAACGGCGACAGCCCAGCCACGCCACCTTGTTCAACGGCGTTTTTTCCGAGGTTTATGACGTCTTGCTGGTAGTCGGTCAGGTACTGAGGCGCAGTGTCTTGCGACGTCTTGACCGTCGTTATATTTGGTAAGGGATCGCCTTGAAACATGCCCATTATGTTGCCTCTTTCAGGTAAGCCAAGGGCGATTTAGCCTTTGGTGGAATTTTGCCAATTGGCGCTGATCGCTTGTGAGTGCGGATGGCCTCGCGAAACTTGTCTAACACTTCAGCGCCAGCTTTGTTTGACCCATTGCCTAGCGCGGCAACAACATCAGAGTCAATGACGTATTCTCCATCAGCCAGCATGGCAGGGATGTCGTCGCTTTGCCCATCCCCCTTGCCATTGACTGCCGCGCCTTGGCGGTAATCTTTGCGCCCTTGAACTATAGGCACATCTGCGGTCAGGTGGGGCAAGCCACCTCGCCTCATTTGCAAGCCGCCGTTTTGCGATTTTTCTTGGGGTTGCTTCACACCAAGCACCTCTAATGGGTCTTGTGGTACGCCATAAGTGAAATACGAAGAGTTGGATTGACTTGTTTGCGGCTGTGCAAAGCCACCGTCTGCCATAGGCTGATCCTCGACGGTATCCTCAACGGGGTCTTCGTGCTCCATCTCGTACCCAGCCACGCCCAAGTTTGTATACAACTCCTCTTGCTGGCTTGGCGTCATTGTTTGCAAGCCGCCCATAGTTGGCGTGACTGTTTTTGCTGGGCCCATACCAAAGTCAGTTGTGCGCTTAGGGATCGCTGGTGGCGTGTAAGCCGCAGGTTTGTAAGTTGACTCATTACCCTTAAAAGAATTGTAAAGAGTCATCAAACCAGCGGCACCCAATCCCGCGCCAGCAAGTGCCTTGATGTTGTCTGTGCTGAAAAGGTCTTTATAGTTGAAGCCGCTACCGCCGCTACCGCTTGAGGTCTTTGGAACGCCTGTGTAATTGGATGTGTCGTTATTAACTACTCCAGTTTCTGCTCGATAAGTTGGTTTTGTTGGATCTGCATTTGTTGGNAATTTTGAATCTTGCACCAACCGATAATCGCCATTTGAATCAATGGCAAATTTTCGGCCATCTTCATCTTCCATGAGAACTTCGTCATCTTTTAAGTCGTATGAATCGTAATAGCTCGAGTTGTCGTTGTTGACTGACGTGTAATATTCTGAGTTGTCGTTATTAACAGCATAATCATTTGAGTTGTAATAGTTTGAATCAGAATTGTTAACGTCATAGTCATCTGAGTTGTAATACCCTGAACTATTGCTGTTGGTTTGATAGTCATCCACATAATCTTCGTCTAGAGAATCATAAGCGCCGCCGCCTGTGTAGAAATGCGGCAAGCCGCCTTTTTTCATTTGTTGCACTTGGCCACCTCGTTTGTAATCATCTAAATAGCTTAAATCGGATTCGTAATCGTTATAAAACGGCTCCTCGTAGTAGCCGGGGTCATAGTCAAAGTCATACCCATAGTCGGGCTCTTCGTATGTGAAATCATCTAAATAACTTAAATCAGGCTCAATATACGGTGGGGGCTCTTCATAATAGCCAAGGTCATGGTCAAAGTCATAACCATAATCAGGCTCCTCATNTGCCGACTCAAGCAAAGTAAATGAGCCGTCATCGCCAACAAAAAACAAGTTNCCTGCGTCGTCGTAGGCTTCATATCCACCAGCATTGCTGTCTTCGTAAGCTGGCTCTTCATAAGCGGGTTCTTCATAAGCGGACTCGACTAAGTCGTATGACCCGTCCTCATTAACGTGCCATAGATTTCCGTCGGCGTCGCGGGCTTCATAGCCACCAGCATTGCTGTCCTCGTAAGCAGGCTGTTCATACGCGGGCTCTTCGGATGCGGACTCAATTAAATTGAACGATCCATCATCACCAACAAACCACAAGTTACCTGCATCGTCATAAGCCTCATAGCCGCCAACATCGCCGCCAGTGTCTAAGGCTGTGTCGCCGTAATTATTGTCAGCGTATTCTGTGCCGCCACCTTCCTCGTTGCCGCCAATGTATGTTGGCTCACCCACAGCATTACCTTCGGCGTCGGCGGGCGTGTAGGATCCATCTGCGTTAGCCAAAAATAAGTTGCCATTTTCATCTTGCACAAGCACTGGTGAGGGCTCTGCGCTTCCTGTTGGATCATCGAACATTGACTCATCAATGGTGCTGGCCTCAGCAGGGGTGTTGTTGGGGATGGTGTTGTAATCTAAACCAAGCTCAGTGCCTGTATCAGTTTCTTCAGGGCTGTAACCAAATAGGTCATAGTCCTCCTCAGAAATGTCTTCATCAACTTCTGCGGAACGAATCAAGACGGGCTTGTCGTCAATCATTTTGTAAATATTGCCTAAGTCGTCTTGGACGTACTCATCTTCAAAATCAAACATTGACTCATCAATAGTGCCAGCCTCAGCAGGCGTGTTGTTGGGAATAACGTTTTCTTCTAACCCAAGCTTTTGTCCCTGATCAAGAGGATCATCAAACATTGACTCATCAATGGTGCTTGCTCTTGCTGGGGTGTTGTTGGGAATTGTGTTGGTAGGTAAGCCAACCTTTGTGCCCTGATCAAACGAGCCAGCCAACGCGTTGTGATCTGCCGCCGCCTTTGCGGTGTTTGCCGCCGCAACCCGCGCGTCTTGTTCTTTTTGTAACGCAGGCGGTATTACTACCGAGGTAGGGGGCTTAACCACTGGTGCGGCTGGTGCGGCTGGTGAGGTTGTCGGCTTGGTTACAGGAGCAGTTGTTGTATTTGTTGCAGGCGCGGCAGGCTTATTGTAATAATCAATAATTGCTTTGGCCGCCAAAGCGGTGCCGCCAACGACGGCGGCATTTTTAAGCGTATCGGTTATTGGGTTGGTTTTGGGTGCCGCTGGCGCTGTGGGGGGCGCTGATGTTGTTGACGTTGTTGTGGTTGTTGGTGCAATTACCGAAGTGCCCGATCCAGCGGACGTGTTGATTGATGAGGATGGCACATAGGGTGCAGAAGCAACAGGCGTAGTGTCAACCGTTGTAGGCTTTATAACGCTGGTCAACTTGCGTTTGGGGGCAAGAAAAAGCGTATTCCTTTTCTTTTGTAGTTTTGCAATATCTACCATTTTTGCTTCCTATACGGGCGTGAGAATGCCAGTTGGTTTGGTCACAGGCGTCAGCATACCAGTCGGTTTTGGCACAGGCGTCAACGCACCAGTTGGTGGGGTAATTGTCGTCGAGGTTGGCTTTGTAGGCAAGTTGTTCAAAGGCGCTGTAATCACTGGATTTGTGACAGGCGCGGTTGTTGGTTTGACAGCAGTTAAACCGCCAGTTGGGGCAACTGAAGTGGTAACAGGCTTAGTCACAGGCGTCACTGTTCCCGTAGGAGCTACAGGTTTGGTGACTGGGATGGGAGTCAGGCCCCCTGAAGGGACTACGGGTTTGGGGGCTGTGTCTGTAGGCTTGGTAACCGGTGGAGGCGTCGCTGTAGGGGTAGTGATTGGCGTTAGGGTTCCCGCAGGCTTGGTAATTGGCGTTAGGGTTCCCGCAGGCTTGGTAATTGGTGCCGTGGTTGTAGGAGTAGTGACTGGTTTAGGGGTTCCCGTTGGGATGGTGGTAACTGGCTTTAATGTTCCCGTGGGGGCGGTGGTTACAGTGGGAGTGGTGGTAACTGGCTTTAATGTTCCCGTCGGGGCGGTGGTTACTATGGGGGCGGCGGTAACTGGCTTTAATGTTCCCGTNGGGGTGGCAGTTACAGTGGGAGTGGTGGTAACTGGTTTTAAAGTTCCCGTTGGGGCTGTTCCAGTGTTGACTGGAGCTTTCGTCCCACTGATTATGGCCTTGGCCTCAGCTTCTTTTTGCAGTCTGACTTTTTCGTTGTAGGCGGCTATAGCTTTTGCTTGAGCATCGGCTTTTGCATCTGCTTCGGCTTTCTTTTTGGCCTCAAAGGCGGCTTTATTGTCATCATAGGTTTTTTTCTGCGCGGCAATATAAGCGGCTTTTTTTGCCTCGGCTTGTGCTATTGCCTCTGCTTTTTTGGCGTCTTGTATGGCTTTTTGTTCCGCAAGTTGCTTTTGGCGTTTTTCTTCAGCAATAGCTAGAGCAATTCCTGTAGCCGCCGCCGAAGTACCAGTCTTCGTAATGTAATCACCAATTTGTGTTTGTTTTGGCTCAGGGGTTGGGGTTGGTGGTTTTGGTGTCTCTGATGCGGCCTTTACTTGCGCATCATGATCTGCTAGTATTTTGGCNTTGGCTTCGGCTTCTGCCTTACGCATTGCAACCGCCACTTCACGCGCATGAGCGGCATCAAGGTTTTGCAAATCACGTTCACGTTGATCCTTAGCCTCAGCCTCCTCGGCCAACCTTGCGGCATCACCTTGAGTTTTGATGTATGTGTCAAACGTTGTTTTGTCCACCACCGCTTTATCGGCCAGTTGTTCCTTTTCAACTTCTGCAACCTTGGCATCCTCGACAGCTTTTGCATCAGCAATTTGTTTGTCTTGAGCCGCCTTCTCGTCTGCTTCTTGCTTGGCTTTTGCGTTTGCTTCAGCTAAGGAATTGGCGGCGGCTTCTTCTTTAGCTTGTCTTTCAGATTTTTCTTTGGCGTACTCATCCCTAGCCCTTTGGTCAGCGGCCATAACGTCTTGATATTTTTTTTCTTCTTNAGCTTGTATTTCAGCCTTCTNTCTGATTTCATCTTTAAGCTTTTTGTCAGCCGCCCAAAAGTCGTCGTATTCTTTTTTCTCCCGTGCGTCCACTACGGCTTTTGCGTCGGCAATTTTCTTTTGTTCTGCGGCTTCTTGGTTGGCTTTGTATGCCTGAGCGGCCTTAACCTGCGCCTCTTGTTCTCTTAAAACCGCTTGTTGTTTTTGATATGCAACTTCCGCTTCTTGCGTTTTTCTAGAATTTTCCGCAACATTATCTTCAGCTTCTTTTGCTACTCTTGCGGCTTCTTTTATCTCATCATTGATCATCTTTGCGGCATCTTCTGCAATGTCGATGTCAAGAAAAGATTTTGTGGCGGCGACTGTGTCCTCATATTTCTTGTAAGAATCAAGAAACTCTTTTTGAGACGCACCCATATTGTTGTCTGCGTTAGTCAGTTGGTTCAGCGCAAGTTGGTACTCTTGTGATGCGGCGGTGTAGCCACTGCTATTTGCCATCATCAAAAGTTCGTTATTTGCCTGTCTAACTCTATCAATAGCACGTTGTGCGGCATCGTTACTTTCTACAGCATATTTTGCCGCGTCCTCTGCTTGGTCNGCAGTGTATTGACCGTAANNCCCATTAGCCTTTCCATTAGCATAATCATTATTGACCTGTTTTGCGTATGTTTCAGTTTTTNTAGCTCTATCAATTTGAATCCTAGCAGATGCAACTTCAGCGTCTACTTGTTTTTGTTTATCCTCTAAAGGCTTGGTAAATATTGACATGACTTTTGCCTTGGCACTGTCATATGTAGCTTGCATCTGTTGAAGAGTCTCTGAATTTTTTGTTACTTTTTCGTAGGCTAGTTGGACGTAATGAGCGCCACCAGTTACAAGAGCTGAATTTACAATTGCATCGCCAACATTTTGACCCCGCAAAATTGCGTTTGTTGCCGCAGAAACTGAGTTGGTCATCATTTTTGTACTGACATCCCTAGGGTTTAATCCATACCCGCCTTGGCTTGTTGGCTTGTACAACAAATCAGACATGTAAGTATTTACAGCGCCGCCCACTGCCGCGTTTCTTACTTCTTCGTTTGTGCCCCCCAAAAGTTTTGTGCTTAGCGCGGCAGTTGATGAGCTTGTTAAAACTTTTACCATAGTTGATGGGCCGGGGCCAGTGCCGCTACCAGTTGCAAAATAGTTCATGCCCATTTGAATGACGGCTTTTTTCCAGTCACCCCCATTAAGCACGTTTGTGATTGCAGAGGCGTATGCGTATGGCATAACAGTTGACAACCCCATTGTTAATAGCGTGGGAAACGGATTTTTTACAAAAGCTTTTGCCTGCGCCAACGTAGCCGCAGTAGTAGCCTTTGCAACCTTTACCGTTTGTTGCGCAACCTTGGTTGCCGCTTTGCCAACAGAACTATCCCCACCAACCGATGTGTTTAAGGCGTTACCAATTTTATCAGCTATGCTTGTATTGCCGCTTCCACCAAATCCAGTTGCATCACCAAGTTCACCCCAATTTATTCCCATGATTAACTGCCCCCTTGCAAGTAAATTTTTATTTCTCGCAAGTTTTTAATTTTGCTGTTTTTAACAACGTTTGAAACGTCTATGTCAAATCCAGCTTTGTCAAGAAGATTTATAGCCAACAAAAGGTCTGTGGTGGTATTCAATGTTTCAAAACCACCAAAAGCCATACCCTTGGCAAACTCAACAAAAGCCTCTGCCTGCGTGCGCGGGGGGTCAATGCTGAACACAACGCCTGTGGCAACTTTGGGTTCTTCAATTATGTAAAACAACAAAGAATTACCATGGCGAAGAACTCTGTGTTCTTTTGTTTTTTCAACAAGATTTGCAATGTTCATGTAGACAATTTCCCAATGCTCACCAAAATTTTTGGTGATGGGAGCGCCTTTAATAATCTCTTGTAATGTTGCTTCTTTCATTGTGGCCTCGGATTAACCGCCCCCATCAATGCCGTTGCCCACTCCTCCCAGTTGTCATAGTTGTCGGTGGTTGGAACAGCCTCGTTGGTGAATACATCAATTGCCAAAAGACCATTGCCCCACTGGTGCCAGTCTGTTGAATCTGTAGGTATCGAGAGTTGTTGGGCGGCGTACAGTTCGCACATCAGCGAGGCCCACGAGTTGAACGTGTGGTACCTTGGGTCGTAAACCAGTCCAACTGGATTACTCGTAGCCACGAACGTCTCCTATAGCGCCACTCAACAGCACCTTGCCGAGTTGGTAATCACCACCAGCAATGTTTGATACAAAACGCAATCGCATCTCGCGTCGTTGTTCTTTCATGTCAATTTTTCCAGTGGTTGGTGTAAACACAAACGCGTCGGATATTTTGTCAGCCGATTGCGCATAGGGTCGCCCAGTAATGTATAGCTCCATTTGCCCAGTCTGAACAAAGTCAGGCTCTACACGCTCAAGACGCAACCAACGGTTTACGCCCTGCAAGGATGGCTCTGACGGGCCTCCGCTGACCCAACCAACGTCATTGGTCTCAAACATGCTCAGGATGGCGTCAACGCTCGTTCCAGCCACCAAGTCCACGCCAATTTCATGTTGCCATAGCGAATTAAAGGTCATCAGCGTTCCAACCGTCAACAAGAAGCCTGATCCCACGGGTAGAACAGAGGACAGCACGTCGCCTATTGTGTAATTTTGTCCTCGGTTATTTATTACAACCGTTGTGACAATGCCGCCAGCAACGGTGATTGTGGCTGTTGCACCTGTACCAGTGCCACCAGTAAGAGCGTAAAACTGGTAAGTACCATTGGTGTACAAGGAGCCGCCGTTGGTAAGGGTGACCGCATTAACGCCGCCGCTGGCGTTAGTTTTATAGCCAGCCAGCACTGGGTAGTGAAAAACTTGCGAGAAGTAGCCCGAACAGCGTTGGGAGCCAAGTGCTTCGCCAGCGTCATACCAGCACTTTTCTCGCACGTTGTAAATCACCGCATCGGTGCATTCGGTGGCCTGACCCTTTGGGTAGTACCACCAAATTTCGCCATAGCGAGGCACCTTCATGGCAAACACCTTTTGGCGCTGGTTGTAATTTACGTTATCAAAAAAGTAGTTTTGATTAAAGGTGTTTGGGATCTCTTGAACCGTACCACCGTACAGCAAGAATCGGTCAATTCCGCACCAGTAATAGATGCCGTCATACTCAATCACACCCTGCGAAGACATGATTGAGGTTTGGCTTGAAATGATGTCGTAGCGCCAAAAAAAGGTGCTTGAGGTTACGCCAGTTGTAATTGTGGTTGGCGTAAAACTTACTCGGATCAGCGAATCAAGAGACCAAAACAAGCCTGATGGCGCGTTGGAGCCGCCGCGAACAGGTAGTCCTTTGACAACTTTTGTGGACGTCACGTTGGTTGAGTTTGACGTTGCTGATACAAAATCGTACAAACTTCCTGCGCCTGAGTTGCGTATTAAACCAAAATTTCCATACGTAAATAGGTATGGAAACAGCATGACTGCGCCGCCTGAAACCGACACGTTGTTGTTGATCGTGATGGTTACGGTTCCTGAGCCCGTTGCCGCGTTTGATATGACAAATGTGGTTGCGTTTGTGACCGATACCACCGTTGTGCTGGCAGGAATGTTTGTGCCTGTAATGGTTTGCCCAGCACCAATTAGCAACGTAGAGGCAACGGTTATGGTGGTGGATGTGTTAACGGTGGTGGCTGACAGCGTAAAAACACCAACTTGAGACAAAGTTGTTCCTGTCACTGGGCCAAACAAAACGGGGGTGTTGGTGGTGCTGTCGATTGCGGTGAGGTTCTGCCCCGGGTGCGCAATCAGGTTCGCCACCCCAGTCCCTGACGCATCAAACACCGCATCAAACTGCCACAAGTTGTTTGAGTTTGCCGTAAAGTCGGACAACGTAAAGTCCACAATACCCGCGCCAATTCCGTTTTGGTCAACCGTTAGGGTTTGTACGCCATCCGAGTAGCCGTTGTAAATGACGTTAAAGCCGTTGCGTGGGTCAATAAAAAGACCCCTTGAGGGGCCCGCCCAGTCGTTGGTGATCTGAACGTAACCCGCCATTTTTCGAGGACGCCCGCGCTGAAAGCGCACCCATTCGCCGTCTGTGTAGCATTCTGCATCGACCATGGTTCCATCGCGCTGGATGCCCGGCTTCGTGTCGAGGGCTAAAACCTTATCGGTCATTAAAAAGCGCCCCCTGACACACCACCCGAAAAGGTTCCTGTCCCCGTAATTTCAAGGCCAGTCGCCCTTGTGTTTGACACTAACACACCTAGAATGGCAATACCAAACTGGCCCGCCGCAGGTCGATAAATACCAGTAGTTGGCTCTGAAGCAAAGTACACCGCAGGGTTTGTCACCGTTCCATCGACCATTGCAATGACTGTACTGCTCACAGTGGTCGTGTTGGCGTTTAAGAAGTTGGTGCCATCACAAATTACAGTTGCCTGAGTGTTTGTTGGCACCGTGACAGTGGTTCCAATTGTGGTTCCAATCGTTAACGTAAAAGCGCCAGTGGTTTGGTTGCTGATGATGTACAGGTTGACCACAGGTGGAAAATAAACCGTAACGTTAGCTGTAAGAGCGCCAGTGTATTTTTGGATGGTGTTGGAGGCCTCTGACGCCGTTAGGGTGTATGTGCCAGTGGTGACCACCTTGGTGAGCGCGGTAAAGGAAAATTCTGTGCTTACGCCGTAGCCTATGGTGATGTAGGAGGTGCCNGTGCAGATGATGAACGCCGAGTCGCCGGGCTGAAAAGTCTTCGCCGACGCAGTCCCATCCAACAACTCACTGCTTGTAGTGTTTAACAGCAATGTGCCCGTGCCATTGTTTTTCAGTAACGTAAACCAGTTGTTGCTGAGGGTGGACGCCAAGGGCAGGTAGGCATTGGTTGCGCCACCCGAGGTTGGCCAAGCCAGCGCTTGAGCGCGGTCTGATGCCTGAAAGGTGTAGTTGGCGGTAAGGGTGGTTACGGGGTGGCTTTGGTTCAGAGTCAAACCACTGGCCAACAAGCCATAGCCCGCAAGCGTAGCGGCATCAGCGGAGGAGGTGCCAGTACCAAAGGTAAAGATGCCCCAAATACCACTGGAGGTGGAATTGTTTGTCAGGTAAATGTATCGGGCAGTTCCTGCCGTCACCGTTGCAATTGTGTTGCCGTTGTAATCGGTCACCGTTATCGTGAAAGCACCAACATTTCGTATCAAGGCATCAGTGCCAACCGACGCTTGATCAGCAGGTGGGAACTTCAATTGCGGAACCGAACTTGCCGCCTGAATGTCCATGATCCGCGCACAAACATCATTGCTGTCTGAACCATTCGCTGGCCAAACAAGTTGCAGGGTAGAGGNNAGCGTGTACGAAACATAGCTGACGTCAGTTGGGACAATAACGTCGCCTGTAAATGGGCTTATGTATGAGGTCATTATGAGTCAATCGCTATGGCTTGACGGTCAGCAAGCCGTCGCTTATCTTCTTCCTTCAAGGTGCTGATGATTTGCGTGTACTGTGCTTGCCACATTTGTAAACGCTCGTCGTTCTTGAGGAAAGGCATTGCTTGCAAAAGAGTTCCATACAGCATGGCTTGCGGCGCATATTGTGTGAACCAGTTGGTTTGGTTGTTTGTGTCCAAGGGCTGAACGCGCTCGTAGTACACGGTCTCAACGCTGTAAGCGGCGTCAGGTGTGGGGGCTATCAGCCAATGGGTGTAATCGTAGTCACCGTAAAACTTTGGCTGATCAGTAGTTGTGGTGCTTGGCCAATACCCCCGCAAATACTCGTACTTGCGCAAAAACAAGGGGGTGCGCTCACCATTGACAATCATCGTCATTGACACCGTTTTGTGCCAACGCGCAGGTTTTGGAACAATTGATTGAGATGTAACTAGCGAAAATGTACCTACGTTTATGTTCCCCAAAAACTTCATGTCAGCGGCAAGCACCTGCTCAGCCAGCATGATAAAGGTGGGGATGTAGGCAATAGTGACGGCGTCAGTGCGCTCTAGATACGCCTCAACGCTAGTGACTAGGTTGTCATATGTTTGGGCTACNGCGGTTGCCATCCTGAGGCTCCTTTTTAACCAACATTACGCTCAAAATGGGGACAATCNACAAGCGATTTGAAATTGCCTCCCCAGCGATTTTTGGGGTTCAAAGTTTCCCAATAAGCACCCAGCGGCGCGAGGATGCTCTTGTCCCATATTATCTTCCCATCCCTGAAGAAGTTCAAGTCTCCAGCGCACCGTTTCAGGTGAATGGAATTCATGGTCTTTGAGCGGCCTGTTTTGAAGTAAATGGCTTGCTGTTCGGGGGTGCGGGCAACTTCCCCAGCGGTCACAACAAAGCCCTGCTCTGTGGCATATTGAACCAGTTTGCAAAAGTCCAGCAAGAATGCGGCTTGTTCGGTGCTTAAGCTCATTTTTTGCTCCTCATATCTGCAAGTTTTTCAACCGTGCGCCCACCAAAGTAAGCGCCCATGATTAACATTCCCCAGTTGCCCAGCAACGTGACGTAGGACTCATTTGCGTTGTGGCCGTAAGCAGACATCATGGCAAAAATGAAATAGCCCACAAAGATGGCAATTAAGCTCATGGGGCGTATATTTTTTGACAACCAAGAGTCAGATGTCATATCGGCTTGCCAACGATCTGTGATGTTGTCAGCGTCGTTTTGAGCGGCCTTGGCCAGCAACTCAAGTTCAGCCAATTCCATCTTGGCCTTTTCAATACCAAGCTCAAGCAGGCGCTCTTCATGCTCAAACTGAAGTTGGCGCAAATTGCTGACATCTTCGGGTGTCGGATCGTCAGGTATCTTTACACCCAAAGTCTTTTCGACCACCTCCTTGCCCTTGGCTTGGATTGCGCTGGACAGTAGCGTCAGGCCATTTGTTGCAAGGCTACTCAGTAGGGTTGCGACTATTGGAATCATTTTTTCTTTCCTTTTCGATTTTTTGCCTGAGTTTTTCCATTTTTTGAATTTGGGCTTGAGCTTCTTTTTTGGTTTGCAACACGTCCATATACAGCATGCCAAGCAGAGGGAGCGCGAACACCGCCAAAATTAACGCCGCCAGCCACCCCATCACTAGCTCCCAGTCCTGCTTAGGAGGGTTAGGAGTAGCCACAGGTAGAGGAGGAAAAGCAAAGTCGCTAGTAGGTACGCCTGCCTTTCGTTTGAAAGGCGCTCCTCTTCCTTGCGTTGCCATGATTGTTCATCCCGTTTCTTTCTTGCTTTGTCCTGCTCTGCCTTGATGATGTCCCGTGTTGCAAACGTGCGGCTGTACAGAGCCCCCATCTCGGCTGGGGCACCGTATACCATCGCCTCTCTTATTTCTCGCTCCAAAAGGGCCATTTGGTCTTGGGCCATGATTCTGTGGAGGGCGGCTTCCATCAAATTTGCATCAGGGTCATAGACGTTTTTTGATCGCTCCTCTTCAATGCGAATTGTCTCAGCCAATTGTTCCTGCAAACGAAAGAAAGTGCTCAATTGACTCACAATATCCGAGAGCACTTTTGTCTCGTCGACGGCTACATATTTTTCCTTTTTTCGCGTCGCTTGCGCCACAGGCTCTTCTTTGGTTCCGAAGAGCTTGGCCCAAAAACCTTTGGCCTGTCGGGCAACACCAGCAGTTTCTTCAACAATGGACTTGACCTCCATGAAAGCGGTTTTCGCTTGCTTGTACAAAGCAGTACCTTGCTGGATTGCAGTAACACAGGCTCGAGCGGCCAGCAAGATGGTGAGCGGGTCGATTTCATAGCCCCAAGAACTTTTTGATGAACTCGCCAGCCACGCCCGGGCCAAACAGCACGCAGATAATCACCGCGTACAGCAGGTACTCAATCTTGGTCATACGCTTATCGCCGTTCCGCAAAGAGCTTTCAATACTGTGGTATCGCTCTGTGCAGACGGCTTCGTGCACGGCCAATTTGATTTCTGTGGCAGTGGTGGTGTTATCCATGCTTCTTCACAAAGGGAGGCGGCCAAATGCGGTTTTCGTCAGCTATGTGAGCCTGTGAGGCGTATGGGTCGTCAACGGCCACTGTAGGCTCTGCTTGAGCTTGTGGTTGAGCTTGTGCCTCAAGAACATTTTCTTCTTCAGATTGTGTGTTTTCTTCTTCAATCATTTTTTACTCCTCGGTGGGTGGTTGAACCTCAGGTGCTGAGCCTGCTCTTTTTTCTTCTTGCTGGACATCAACCGCTTTTTGGATCTGTGCCATCAATTGGAAAACTTCTTGGTAGGGCTTTGTGCCCAAGTACCCAACAATTTGATTTGCTGTTTCAAGTGTGAACCAAACTTTTTCTACCATTTTTGTTCCTTAAAGTTAAACGGGTTTTAAGTTTAACCTTTTATAAAAAGGCAATGAAATAGTAGTTGCGTCCTGCGGTATTCAGAATGGTGGTTGAGGCCATGGTGAATCCCAAGGTGGTTCCAAGGCATACGTCACCCAAGGTTGCGTTGTTTGCCGCGCCTGACAAGCGCATGCGGTAGTTGCTACCTCCTGTCATGCCCATGCTGGCCGTAAACATAACAGTTCCATCAGTACCTGACCCATCGGTGATGATGACGGTGGATGGCTGAAATCCAATTAGAATTTCTTGCGAGGCCGACGCCCCGGGGTAATACCCGACGTTCACAAACCCCGCCCTACTGCACCACGCAAAAGCATGATAACCAGCGTTAGAGGTATTTACTAAGGCACTTGTTCCACATGTAATTGTGGTGGCCGTTAAAGCTGTGTTGTTCCAAACCGTTGTGTCTGTTACTGCGGCATTGGCCCCTGAAATATCTATATATTTATCTACACCAAGGGCATTGTGAAACAAGATTGTGCTGGTATTTGAAATGTCTGTGTTTCTTACCCACATGTAAGTGGGTATGTCTCCTAGCTGGTGATAGAAAGTTCTAACAGTTCCAGTTCCTGACCACATGGGCGTGCAGTGAATTCTTGGAAATTGAACACCATACAAAATAGCGTGCGATTGGGTGCTAACCAACCCAGCAAACTCAAAGTTTCTACCGTCATATCCCGATGAAGCTTGCGTGCCTCCAGCGGTGGCGTTCATGCCATAGTATGGGCTTGGCAAATTAGCGTCTGAGCATCGAATAAATTGTTGATTCCTTGTATACAGCCTTGCGGCAACAGCGTTTGTTCCAACGCCCGAAACAACCAAAACAAATGTGTAATAAAAAGGGTAGTTGTTTGTGTTTCCTATGTTATATGTAGACGTTGTAACGCCTGAGGCAATCAATGCAGATTTAGCCCCTGCGTAAAAAGGCCTAGCATTTGGTATGTCTATATTAAAGTCAGAGGGTTCAAAAAACCACACAAACCAAGCATGGCTTCCAGTGCTACTAGAGTCATTGCGCCCAGCAATTCCACCAGCGCCTGCGGTTCCAAAATTTGAAAATTGAATGGTTGGAATAGTTCCACTGGCGGGAACCATAAATCCGTAGGTGATGGAGCCCGGCACCATGCCGCCCGTAAAGGAAGTGGTATGCCCATTTGTCCAACTACAAGCTGTGGCGGTGTTTGAGTTAACAACAAGCCAAATTGCTTGGGTCATTTGAGCTTGATTACCTACGGTTACGGCGTCTCTATTGTTTTTATTGCCTAAGGTTGGCCAACTGGTGGTTTGGGATCCACCCGCAAGTATCTGCTGATTATTGCTACCAAACACAGTTGATGAGCTATTACCATCCCAACAAAATGCGTTGTATATGTTGCCAGTAATATTTTGCGAACCCGCTGACCCCGCCGCTCCAAGATATAAAAGGCCACCGCCAAATTGCGCTTGCCACCTACCTGCTATAGCAGTTGGAGTTTGACCACCAGAAAAAAACCCCCACGCATTTGAAGTTGAACTATTCGGCTGACCCATCACGAGAGTTCCCGCAGTGGTATTTGCAACAAAAACTAATCGAGGATTAAGAGTATTTGATGCCGCGACAAAGCTGATGGTTCTTGCGGTATTATTTCCTGTGTATTGAACACAAGAAAAGGCTTGGCTGTTTTGAAACAAAAAATAAATCAAGACGGTGTCGGTGCCAACGGTTGTGCCCGAAAAAAAGGTTCCCAGCGTAATTGATGTGTTTGTGTTAGCGGTGAGGCTGTTTGCGTTTACAGTAGTAGTCCCCACCCCGTTGATGTAGCTACCAACACCCACAAGTGAAGTTACTATGTTGTATCCACCACCGCCTGTAATTGAGGTCGAGACGCCGCCCGTAATCGTAGCTAGTTTGTACACCCACATTGCGTAGCCAGCGGTGGTAAGAGTCAGGTTGGGAAAATTTAACGTAATTGATGCGTTTCCCGTCATCCGAATCACGCCATGAGCGCGGTTATTTTCCGCAGGCGTGCCTGTAAACGTAAGTGGTCTTGGCGTTGTCTGCCCGTACCCTTGTGCGCTTACCGCTCCCTTAGATTGAAGTATTGGCATGGTTATGCATACCTAGTTTGTGACGCAACAATGTTGTAGGTTGGCGTTATCGAAGTTTTTGTAATTGTCAACGTGTAAACATCAATTGAGTTTGCGTTACCAGCGGACGGTGCAACGGCATTTAGCCATTTTGGCGTTTGCGCAACTCCATCAATCTGAGTTGCTGATTGAAAAAATGGCGTTGCGCCGTTGGTTACCATTACAGCCAAGGTAATTGTTTGGTTAATTGCCATCAGACTGTTAAAGGTGGTTACGCCATTACCTCTAACGTTCAGTGTCCAGTTGTTTGTGGCGTTGCCTGTTACGTACAAAACAGTCTGCGTAATTACATCGTATGTAGCCGTGGCCGTAAGCGGGGTTGCAGTAATTGTGGTGGTTTCAATCAAACCAGTCACCACTGCATTTGCGCCAATTGAGCCAGCGCCAAAGCTTAGAGTGCCTGCGCCATCAGTCTTCAAAAACTGATTAGCACTACCGTCCGCAATTGGCAAGACAAGCGTGAGCGTGCCCGAGACGCCCGGCTTCAGCGTGATGACGCCAGCATTTGAGTTGTCAAAGTTAATAGCCATTAGTAGGATACCTCAGTTGCAATTACGGTTGCGCTCCAACGAATAGTCGTTCCTGCTTGGCCAGTTGCCGTGATTGTTATAGCGCCAGTTGTTGTGTTTGCAGTNACCGCCACATCCCAAGTTGAGGCTCCCGCGTCTGCGGCCAATACATTTTTGGTCAATGTCCCAACAAGTACGTTTGTGTTTTCGGTTGCGCCTTTCTTGGCGGCTCCTTTAAATTCCCAAGCCTTAGCGTTTGATGCGCCCGTAATGCCGCAAGAAATCAATATGGTAAAAGTAGAGATTCCATTCAATGGAACATAGTATTGGTTTGTTGAGGCGGCTACAGATGTGTTGGATCGCAAAATTGTTGCGGTTGCATCAGTTGTTTGAACACCAACCGTAACAAAGCCCATTTGGGTGTTACCAAGGGCGCTTGCAATGGGCGCATTGGGTGCAAATGCTCTATACCCAACCACGGCACGAGAGGTTGCCCAAGCGCCAACCGCCATAGATTGGACTGCGTTTGCGGTGCTGTTTGTTCCATGAACAAGCGCATAAGAGCCTGATGCGGTGTTTGTGTCACCACCAATGACAACCGCATATGTGGCATTTGCAGTATTGTTTTGACCGCCAAGTATTCCAGCGTTGTTGGAGCTTGCGACCTGCGCGGCAGAGGCGCGAACCAATTGAAAATCAATTGCGTAATTTCCGCGCTTGTTGCCTCCTGTGACTGTTGCGTCAGGAATTGCAAGCAGGAATGCACCCACGCCTTTTGGCACCAAGGCAATGTCTGCCGAAGCCACAGCCGCTGTTGCGGTCAGGGCGTTGGCGTAAATTGTTGCATTTGGTGCAATAATGTCTTGTGAGGCGGTAAATCCAGTCAGCCCTGCGGCGGCGGTAGCCCAAGCGGGGTTGGCGGCGGCACCGCCAGTGGTGAGCACTTGNCCNNTTGTNCCGGGGGCCAACGCCACCCAAGTTGACGCATTGCGATACAAAATCTGACCTTGCGTTGCCGCCGTCAATCCGTTGTCAATCAGCGAGGACAGCCCTTGCCACGATGGTGCTGTTCCACCCGAATTTACTGCGCTGATTTGATACGCAGTACCGATGGCAAGTTGCGTTAAGGTTGTTGCCGCGCTTGCATAGAGTGTGTCGCCAATTGTGTATGTAGCCAGCCCTGTGCCACCCTGTGCTACGGTAACAGTTGTGCTTGCATCAAGTAATCTAATCCACGCACTGCTGTGAGCAAAGTACATTGCCCCATCTGAATGACTGTGCGCCAAGGCCCCGTGGTAGGTGGCCGCAGATGGAAAAGCCGCTTGGTTGGCAAAGTAAAAAGGAATAGTGCTTCCAACTTGCGGCGCGACAATTGCACCTGTTGCAGACACAGTTACAAGGCTGTTTTTAAGCAACTTGCCTGTTGTAGTGTCAAACAAAGCAATTGCAGTGTCAGTAGCTGAGGCTGGGCCAAATACATCGCCACCACCACCACCACTGGCATTGATAGTTTGATTTGGCCAAGTGCCAGTTACTGTGATATTTGTGCCTGCAACAATAGCGGGAGTAGCAGTTCCAGTACCGCCATTTGCTACCGCTAAGGTGCCTGCAAGCACTATTGCGCCTGTGCTTGGCGTGTTTGGTGTAAGCCCTGTGGTGCCTGCGCTAAACGACGTTACGCCGCCTGTTGACGCCGCCCAAGTGGGTAAGCCACCCGCCAACGTCAATACAAAGCCATTGGTGCCTGCGGTAAGCTTTGCAAGCGTGTTTACGGCTGAGGCGTAAACTAAATCGCCAGCGGCATACGTACTAAAACTTGTTCCACCATTTGCCGCAACCAAAGTCCCCGCAACAGTCACCGCGCCACCAGTTGCTGTGCTTGGCGTCAAGCCAGTCGTGCCAAACGTAATTGTGGTCACACCACCTGAAATTGCCAAAACAGCGCCTGTGCCGTCTTTGTAATAAATCTTGCCGTCTGTGTAGTTAAGCGCAAGTTCGCCAAGGGACAAGTTTGCCGCTAAGGGCTGTGCCAAGGCCGTGCCGCTTGAGTATAGTTTTATGGGCGTGTAGCCTACCTGTGCCATGTTTTTCCTTTAGGTGGGGCCGTATTTGCCCTCGTAATCGGGAGACTGATTATCGACTTGGGTCAATGTGCTATCAGGTCGCGGAAAACGAAGATTGATGCGCTCGGTTTGTCGGGCGGCTTGGCGGTAGGGGTCTAGCTCGTCTTGACAACCTTGGTCGCAGACGCGGAGCCCGGGGAAGTTTGGGTCGCTCTGCAACTGCACCAAAGCACGCTTCATCTTGCATCTATCGCAAACAGCGATTGCAAGCGTTGTAAGCCCTTCGGTGTTTAGGAAGACTGGCATGCGTTACCTNGTGTAGACCGAAATGTTGGGAGCCCAATATATGGGTGAATTATCCCTCTCTTCTTGCTCCGCTTCAAGCTGATATCGAGCGGCTTGGGTCTCGAGGTACTGGGTACGCGCCATGTCGACGTTTGGCATTTCCATGGACATGCGGTGCGACAAATTCATCAGGACTGCCTCATACCACCGTTGGGGTATTTCCACCTCGCCATAAAGCTGGCCAACGTCCATGATTTGACGCGAATACCATACCGTTGCCTGCACAAAGTTGGTACTTGGAACAGGCCATACGTGCATTTGNGGGAGCGGAATGGTGCGATCAAACCAAAACTGAAAGGGCTGATTGGCGGTGAAATTCTTGTTTGGCAGGTTGGTGTAGTCGTCGCGGTTGAGGCGAGACATTTGAACTTCGAGGGAGCTTGTGCCAAAGTAAAGCTCTCGCAAGGCCAAAATGGTGGCTCCAGTGGCACGCATGCGGTAGTAGGAGACAGAGGCTCCCGGGTCAATGTCCTGCCACACCCACTGCTTATCTGTCACCACAACCGAGGTTCCCGTGTACAGCGTAGTCCACGTTATTCCATCCAATGAGCTTTCAAAAACGTAATTTATCGTCTGTGATCCCCCGCCCGCCACGTATGGCATGAAGCCAATTGAGCCAATGTAGTAGGGGTCGCTGAGACCGTAATCAATTGCAATGTTGCCCGCCGCTGATGTTTGCAAACAGAAAGTCTCTATGTCCTCATCAAAGGCGTTTGCGGCAATGCCGCCAGCCGAGGAGCTATAGGTGCCAGTTGGCCTAGTCATAGTCCTGTACAGCACGTTCAGGGCNTCCACAGCGCCAAGCGGCAGGCTGTAGATGTACTCGTTTGCCTTGAGCCCAATAACCACCTTGCTGATGCACCAATACTGGATGCCTCGGTTTATCAGGTGGCTCAGGAAAAAGTACAGGGACTCNCGGGCAGACTGAACCTGCTCAGAGGTCAGTTCCTCAGCCAATTTGCCGCACCGACGCGCCCCATGGTCAATCAGGGTCTGTACGTCGATTACGGTGGTTCCAACAGTTCCTGAGTAAGCCATGTTTTAAAACCGTGAGTTGGAATTTTTCTTTGCAGTGGTTATTTTGCAATTAGCCAAGTTAATGCTCCCGCCTTTTTTCATTCCAACCTGAGGTGGTCTTAATGGCTCACCGCCCCGTTGCCTTGGTGGTGGTGGATTTAATTTCGGTGGGATTGGCGTTGACCGAGGTGGCCT